TACGTTTGCTCAATATCAATGTAGTGCTTATGTCGAATTTAACGGTCAACGATTGAATTGGTCTGGTTCACCTAGCGTTCTAAGTTGGTATCAAACAGTCGAATTAATAGATCAAACAATTACTGTTAGACATGCTGATGATGGGTCTGGTGTCTTCAGTGTACGCGCTCACTTTAATGGGTCGGGTGGTTGGAGTCCTGTGAATCTAGATATTGGTAATCAGCAAATAACACTGACAACTATCCCAAGGGGAAGCTCGGTGAGAGTGTCTGATGGGTTCATTGGCAATCAAGTAGACATCTCTATCGATAAAAAAGTAGGTAGCGCTACACATACACTACGCTATTCTTGGTACAACAAACAAGGTAAAATTGCCGACAATGTTGGAACGTCGTATAAATGGACAATCCCAGAAGATTTCGCTAACGATATACCAAATTCAACAAGTGGACGGGGTACTATATATGTAGATACTTATATTAATGGAAATTTCATTCAAACACAGTCGACAACGTTCACGGCAAGTGTTATCACAAATAACATGAAGCCGTCGTTAACTGGTTTCACGTTGACAGATGCTAATCCAGTATCTCAAAGAGTAATCCCAGAATCAACGCATTTTGTTTCCATCATGTCGCTTGTCAAAGTTACATTTAATGGAGCTCAAGCCAAGAGCGGGGCTACCATAGCTGGTTACTATGCTGAAATTGTTGGCGCTAACAATTCTGTTACTGAGAATGGCGGAGTGTTGCGTGAGGTGTCTGTTAACAAAGACACTGAAATGACCTTAAGAGGAAGGGTTCTAGATTCTCGTGGGATATGGTCTGATTGGGTAGAGACGAAACTAATGTTTCTATTCTATTTTAGCCCAGCACTAAGATTCGAGGTTAAGAGAAGTGATAAGAAGTTAGATATCCTAACTATTAAGAGATTCGCTAAAATTGCACCATTGACTGTTAACGGCGTGCAGAAAAACACCATGAAGCTGACTTTCACCACACGAAAATTCGGTTCTGATACTGAGGTTCTAGATAATGGCCAAGCTGGTGGAAGTTGGTCACAGGTTTCTGAATTTAACGCATCTGATGCAAACCTTGGTAATCGTTATCCTGCAGATACATCATATATAGTTACAGGTAAATTAGAAGATGAGTTTACAAGCGCTTCATTCCAAGTCACCGTTCCAACCGATGAAGTTATTATGACCTATGACCGTCAAGGCGTTGGGATTGGTAAATATCGGGAACGTGGAGCGCTTGACGTTGATGGGGATATTTATGCTAACAACAGTCAGATTCAGCAATATCAGCTAACCAGCAATAACGGCGCTCCGAAATGGGTAGATGGAAAGCCTGTCGTTAAGAATGCAAATTTGATAGACCAACCTGGTCAATATTACCTTGCACCTGACGGGTATGGAAATCCTAATGGTGTTTGGGGCTATTTATTTCACTACAGTTGTTATGGTAAAAATGTTGATGATTATAAAGAAGCTATTCAGACTTTTTGGAGCAATAATGGACAGCTATTCTTCAGACATCATCGATGGTCGAAAATAATCGACGATTGGGAGCCGTGGAAGGAATTTGCAAGAAACGATAATCCAAATCTAATTAACACGGGCTGGCAACCAGCTGGTGTTGATGGTAGCTTCTATAAACGTGTCGGAGATGTGCTGACTATTAAATTTAGCTTTACGGGTAATGGAGAAGATTTTCTATTAGCTAGTGTGCCTCCAGAAATATTTAAAGCTCCTCAATCCTATATGTTTGTAGTTACGGGATGGAATGTTTGGGCAAATAAACAATATAATGTCCAAGTCGATGAGGGAGGTAACAATTTCACTATGTTGCAATCAGGAAACGGGATAAAATTTTTCGGCCAACTAACCGTTATGTTATAAAAGAAAGGTAAAAATAAAAATGAAATTTGAATACGAATCTAAATCGAAAGAATACGATGCAAGTGGTGCAGCTTACGCCACAAAAGTAGTTTTGAAAAATCGAGATGGGGCTTACGTTCCTGTCTTTTTGCCAGTCGAGAAAATCGACTTATCAAACACTGAATTACTGAAAGAAGCACTTGAGGTGATCTATCAAGAAAACTTCCCACAGCGTGCGGAAAATGAGAAATTTAATGAGCTTAACGCTTTAACCGAAAAAGCCAACCAATCAATCACAAAGATTGAAGAACGATTTAAGGAAGCACAAGTAACATTTATGAATATCATTGATAAGTTTTATGAAAAGAATGTGCTTACAGATGATGACTTGAATACATTATCAAGTGAAGCTACAAAGAAAGGATAAAAAATATGATTGTAAAATTTTACGCTTCAAACATTGTTGACGGGAACTACCCTTTTAAACGTGTTCCTAAAGTTTTGAAACCAAAAGTTAAAGAACAAATCGCTCTTATGGTTGAGGATGACGAGCTCTTGGCAGAACTAACTGAAGAAACCGCTGAATAAGCTTAGGGAGTGAGAGAAGATATATGCACAGTGATATTTTGACAGGACTTTTCTCGTTTGTTGCAAGCCTCATCGGAACTTTTGGTGGGATTATAACAAGCACTAATTTGACTAATTATCAAATTAAAGAGCTGAAAAAGCAAGTTGATAAGCATAACGGCGTGATTGAACGTACTTACAGACTGGAAGAACACAGCAAGTACGTTGATGAACGAATTTCAAAGCTAGAGAATGAGGTGGTAAAATGAAAAAGTATTTTGAAAAATTGGGAGTTAAGGTTTTAAAAACTATGGCACAATCAGCAGTTGGTATCATTGGAGCTAGCACGTTGATTACACAAATCGATTGGAGAGTGGTTGTTTCAACCACTCTTTTATCTGGTCTCGTTTGTGTTCTCACAAATTTATCTGATTTGAATGAGGAAGATGTCAATGAAGATTAAACGAACTTTTGCCGTCTTTGCGTTAGTGGCAGCCTTATTGTTACAGTCCACGGCTTATGCTGCAGCAGGCGACCATGGAGTTGACTGGTCACGTTATCAAGGTGCTAATGGTATCTTCGGTTATCCTCATGATAAGTTTGCCATCGCGCAAATTGGCGGGGTTAACGGTGGCGGTATTTACGGACAAACAACATATGAAACACAAGTAGCTTCGGCAATCGCTCAAGGCAAGCGTGCACATACTTATATTTGGTATCAGGTCGGCGGAAATGCTAGCCTTGGTGAGCAAGTCTTAAATACATTCTTGCCACAGGTTCAAACGCCAAAAGGCTCAATCGTAGCCTTGGACTACGAAAGTGGTGCTAGCGCTGACAAGCAAGCAAATACTAACGCAATCTTGCATGGTATGCGTATGATTAAAGCTGCAGGTTATACACCTATGTACTATAGTTACAAGCCTTATACAGTCGCTAACGTGTATGTTGACCAAATCATTCGCGAGTTCCCGAACTCGCTTTGGATGGCTGCTTACCCAGATTACAACGTGACACCAAAACCAAACTACAATGTCTTCCCGTCAATGGATGGCGTGGCAATATACCAATTCACATCAACATATATCGCTGGCGGTCTTGACGGTAATATTGATTTAACTGGTATTACGGACAATGGCTATACCAAGAACAATAATCCAAAAACCGAAACTCCAGCTATTGTTGAAGGTAAACAAGCGGACAACACGCCAAAATCTGACATTGCTGTAGGAAATCAAGTTAAAGTCAAATTTGGTGCTGTAAGCTGGGCGACTGGTGAAGCTATTCCAAGTTGGGTTAAGGGTCGCACATACAGCGTAGCTAAAGTTTCTGGCAAGCGTGTACTATTGTCTGGTATTAACTCATGGATTAACAAATCAGATGTTGAAATTATTTCAGTAGCTAATACACAAGCAACGCAAGTGACTGCAACTAGCACTTATACAGTCCAACCTGACGATACATTATCTGGAATCGCTTCAAAATTTGGAACAAGTTACCAAACACTAGCAAGCCTTAACGGTATTTCAAATCCTAACTGGATTTATGTTGGGCAGGTCTTGAAAGTGACTGGTTCAGCAAACGCTGGCTCTGTCTACTACACAGTTAGAGCAGACGATAACTTGTCAGCAATTGCAAGCCGCTATGGCACAAGCTACCAATCAATTGCAAGCCTCAATGGTCTTGCTAATCCAAACTTGATTTATGCAGGACAAATGCTTAAAATTAAATAGCAAACACTTTAACACGCTCTCAGCTTTTGCTGAGGGCTTTTTTTGTTTGCTTTATTTTGATAAAAATGCTACTATATTAGTGGATACAGTTAAATGTTATAGTATTCGATAAACTCTCTCTTGCCCTGACTTGAATTAGTCAGGGTTTTCTTTTCAATTGTAGGCTCATTAGCATTTATGTTTCTTTGGATTATTTCAAAATAGAAAATTGAGGATTAGAGAAATGATTGGATTTGTTATTTGGATTTTATCTATATTATTGTTGATATTGATTGGAGCGCTTATATTTTAGGAAGAAGAGGGCAATCGCCCTCTTTTTTTATTTTGCAAAAAACTAAATTTCTTTATCAAAAGTGTTGACAAACTATCATAAGATAAAGAGAGAGGTAAACAAAATGAAATCACAAGTAATGAGCCTAGCTTAGAATCGAGCTCGCTTGGTAGTGGCTCTTATATGCTTCAAATGCGTTTTAAAGATTATTCAAAAGGTCAAGAGCCTATCCCGTCTGGTCGTCAAAATAGACTAGAGTGGATTGAGAATAATCTGGAGAATGTTCGATAAAAAATAAAAAAAACGAGGTAAAAACAATGGATACATACAAAGAACAATTTCAATAATTACAAGAATACGCTTTTAACGTTTTAAGAGAATACCCTCTAGATAAGACAGCAGTTAATGTACTTAGGGTCTAGAAACCCATCTCGTGGCCACTGGCTAGATAAGATACATTTCCATATTTAGCTATAATAAGCTCTTTCTGCATTTTTTATAACCCTCATTTTTATTTCTACCTATATATTAGTACAGAAAAACGTATAGGTGAATAAAAAAAGTAAAAAAAAATGTATTTTTCTGTTGACAGTGTACGAAAAATAGTATATACTTAAATCAAGCTTAAGGAAGGAGGAAGCAAATGAAAAACATTGAAGAAATTCGTAAGAGTAAAGGCGTAACATTAGTAGATATCGCAGACTTGCTCGGAGTTGATTACCGCACGGTTCGTAGTAAAATCAACGGTGTAACAGATTTCAGTTTTGGTGAAGCGGCGGCTATCAAGAAGGCGTTCTTTCCAGAATATGAATTAGAATACCTATTCAGAGAACGTGTCGAAGCCTAATTTTTTTAACCTAGATATACGAAATTTCATATAAGTTAGAAAGGAATGAGATGGACGAAATAGCAACAAATGATTTCGACTACTCTTTGCTCGATGCAAAGACAAAAGAATTCTTAGAAGAACGTGCCAACATCATTTATGGTATTCAAAGCAAGAGTGCTTATGAAATAGGGAAACAACTTGCCAAAGCTCAAAAAGAGCTTTCGACTAGAGGGTACGGATGTTTCGAAGAGTGGTATAGGAGTTTGGGATTTAAAACAACAAAAGCATACGAATATATCAATCACTTCAAATTCGTTTCTTCGCAAAACGAAGAAACAAAAATAAATTTTTTTGAAAGTTTGCCTAAAACGTTACAAGCTCAAGTATCTAAACCATCTGCCAATCCAAAGGTTAATCAAGCAGTATTCAACGGAGATATCAAAACTCACAAAGAATATTGAGTGACTGAAAGCATTATAACGTTTGAGTTTCAATAAAAAATAAAAAATTTTAAAAAAATAGAATAAAATTGTTGACAAAATAAAAAATATGGTTTAAAATAAAACCATAAAGTTAAGAAAAGGAGAAACGAATGGAGTTTAAATACGATAAATTAAAAGGACGTATTAAAGAAAAATACGGAACTCAAGAGAATTTTGCGAAAGCTATCGGAAAAACTCAAACCACAACATCTTTTAAAATCAATGGAAAAAGATTGTGGAATCAAGATGAAATCATTAAGGCTATTGAGTTATTAGATCTTTCAAAAGATGATATTGTTGAGTATTTTTTCAACTACTAATACTAACTTGAATGATATAGAGAGGAACCAAAAATGAAAAAAATAATTAACTGGATTTGGTCAAGCAAGCAAACAGAAACAGAAGTGCCAAAATGGACTTTTGAAAACAATGCATCAGAGCCTAGCCGTGACCGATACAACAAGGCACACGGATTAGGAAAGACGTTAATTTAAACTAACTAAATTCGTTTCAATCCGTAGCCACACCTCGATGTGCGGAGTGCAACTTATTA